GGAGCTTGAACCGGGACAGGTCGTCCGTATTCCGCCGGACGTTAAGCATTGGCACGGCGCCGCCCCTCACGAAGCTTTCAGCCATTTGGCGTTCATGATTGCGGATGGCACGGGCGACGTGACGAATGAATGGCTGGAACCCGTAGACCCCGACGCATACGAGACATTGCGTTAAATCCGCTTGCCGGGCTGTTCTGCATTATTGATCCATAAACATAAATGTGTGAATATAGACGGCATACGGACTGCGTTATAAGGACAGTTAATACGCGCCACACTATGCCGGTATGACGCCGAATCGTTGAAATACTGCGGAAACGTAGACGGCAGTAAGGCTTGTATGGTGCCGTGCGCGCGTGACGCTGATACGAGTTTTCCCGCCGAAAACGGCGTTTTACGCCCACTTAGAGTGTGATTTAGAGTGGACTCCCTGACACGGGAGGACAGTCATGGCGGGCAAGACGAAAAACAGGAGGACCGGGGGATCCGGAAGCGTGTTCCAGGACTCCAAAGGACGATGGCACTTCCGCAAGGACATGGGAACCGACCCGGCGACCGGACGCAGACGCCCGCCGATCGAAGCCACCGGCATGGTGAAAAGCGAGGCGCGCGCCCGTTTCCAGGCAAAGATAGCGGAATGGGAGCGGGACGGAAGACTGCCCACCAAGGACGGCCCGAAAACCGCGGACTACTTCGAACGGTGGATGGAGGAGCACAGGACCGCCGTCAACCCCACCACCTGGCGCAACGAATCCAGCTGGATGCGCACCATGAACGCGATCATCGGGAACATCCGCCTCAACCGGCTCACCGCCGACGACATCAACGGCATGTGCAGGAGACTGCGTCGCACACGCAAAAGCAAGACTGTCAACACCTATCTCGCAGTCCTCGGCGCCATGCTCCGAACCGCGAAACGGGATGGACTCATCGCCGACGACCCGATGGAAAACGTCGGACGAATGCCGGAGGACCGGTACGAACGCCCCATCCTCGACGTCGCCGACCCAGCGAAGGTCATCGAGGCCGCGCTCGCCGAGCCCGATCCGGCGGTCGCCGTGTTCGACAGTCCGGACGAGCGTGAGAAGTGGGCACTCATGTTCGAACTCGCCTTCACCACGGGCATGCGGCCGGGGGAGAGGTATGGCCTGATGCCCTACCAGCTGGAACTGCATCATGGGATCCCCGTCATCAACGTGTGCCAGCAGGCCAAGCCGATACCAGCCGGCGCCACGATCCCGGATTGGATGGAAGCCGAGCATCTGGATGGGGCGATCTGGCTGACCAAACCGAAGACCGCCAAAGGCGTGCGGACGGTTCCCATTCCGCAGGGGCTTTGGGACCGGCTTTGGGCGCATATCGTCAAATGGGGCGTGCCGTCCCATGGATTGGTGTTCACCAATCTTTACGGCCATCCCATCAGACGGGACAACGAGGAGAAGCGTTGGCGCCGCGCCCTGAAGATGGCGGGACTGCCGTACGTCGACATCTACAGCGCGCGGCACTGGCTCGCCACCGAACTCGCCGCCGCCGGCGCGAGCGACGAGGAGCGCACCGCCATCATGGGCCACACCGACATCCACACCACCAGCGTGTACACGCATTGGAGGGAACGGCGGCTCGCCAAGACGCTCGACGTCGCCCTGCCAGACCTCCGCGACGGCCAGTGACGGACGGCGACGGCTTTTCCGAAACACGAAAGGGTATTGACACACCCCGCGCTCGCCGGTAGATTGAAAACAGCAGCGAGGAGGTGTGTGAGGTATGTCCGAAGCAAAAAGAAGCAGTCTGCCGGGAACGGGGATAGACCCGGAGCTGATAGCCAACAGCATCCTTCGCCGCGCCTTCAAAGAGAAGATCGCCGTGAGCCCGATGAAACTGCAGAAGCTCATGTTCTTCATCACATGCCTGTACCAGCGCAATACCGGCCACAGGCTCCTCACCGAATCGTTCCAGCCGTGGCAGTACGGTCCGGTATGCGGAGCAGTGTACGGGGAATTCAAATCGTTCGGCGGAAACCCGATCACCGAATATGCGAAGGACGCCATGGGCAACGCGTACGCGGCGGACGAATCATCAAGCCCCGAACTAAAAAAAGCCATCGACACGGTATGGGACCACATGAAGAATCTACCCGCCGTCACGCTTTCCAGAATCACCCATCTTTCAGGGTCGGCATGGAGCAAAGCGGTAGAGAGCAAGAGCCGATTCGTAGGTAATGCCGACATGGCCGAGGACCACACGTTCGACGCTTACCTGAAAGTGTGAACGAAAAATGGTGGAGGATGGCACCAATCGCATACCCGACGATGCCGACGAGGACATACCCATGCCACTGTCGGAATCAACCGACGCGAACGCCGCGGCAAACGAATCGCTCCCAGCACGTGAAAAAATAGATACGGAACAGCAACATAAGTTCTCCGTCGAAAACTTCAAAAACAATGTGGCTTCTCAGTTCCTTAACGTATGCCTTCTCGGACTACTCATCCTGGCAATCCTCGATTTTTTCAAAGGCAACGGAGACGCACTGTCCAATGGTGTGGAAGCGTTGAAAACACTCGCCATGGTAGCCGTCGGCTTCCTGTTCGGCAGCTCGGCAAGAAGCGGCTCATGACATTATGCCAAACCCCGGCGCTCGCGGTATGCGGGCGGCCGGGGTCTAGATTTATTTGGGGTATGTGAAATTACTGGTTGAAGGTTGTTAAATTGCTGGTTGGAGGTCGGGAAGAGCATTGGGTATCTTCAACCTTGGATTTAACAAACAAATCTATTAGAGATTCAACCCGATATTTAACAAATATGTTCTCTATTTCGAAGCGGTCGAAAATCGGTGACGCCAATCCTATCGAACCCCTTTTTGCTCGAGTGTTCTCGATTCCTCTCAGGGCATTCCTTCACGAATCTGGCGACACCTTTCGCCATCCGCGATATCAACCCTTCAAGGCTGACGACGCAGTCGTAGGAGCAATTCTCGAGCTGCTCCATCCCGTTCGCCGTATGCCCGAATTGCGCAACGAGCTTGTCTGCTCCGAACCCTGCGGACACGCCGATGACCCGATAAGGGCTGTAAGCAGAGCCTTTGCCGTCGATAGAGGAAGAACCTGCATGAACGACCGCGCAGCGAAGCTGGTAGAGATCCGAGGCCGTGAAGATGCCGTTCGATAGAATCTCGTCGAACCCGCGCTCGACATCTGCCTCAGATTTCAAATCATTCCTCTCGTCGTCCATTCTCTTGCCGTCGTTTTCTAGATGCAAGTACTCCGCCGCCCATGTCCGGTAATCCGTGCCGTCTATGCGGGAGCAGACGTCGGGAACCGTCACTACGAGCGTTAAGGCGGCAAGTACCAGCCCGTCGTCGTAAGCCATCTCGCATTCTCTCATGAGGTTCACCGGAGTTCTCGGGACGACGGTCGGCAGACCGAAGGCGTTCTCTCGGCTTTGGAGCCCAGGAGAAGGTTTCGGGCACCAGCAGTCGATCGCGTCGGCTTCCTCGCTCATTCGAGCACCTCCCCAGTGTCGGCGTCGTCCCACATGGCGGCCTTCTTGCGGGCGAGCACCTTGTCGCGGGTGGGCTCGAGCGCACACTCGAATCGGCGCAGCACCGCAAAGGGAAGGATGAGCTTGTTGTAATCGGCGGGACGGATGACGTCGCGGACGTAGTCGGCTATGGACCAGATGTCGTTGACGTAGTCGAAGGCCTTCTTCTCGGCAGCCATGGCGGACCTTTCGGTTGGTTGTCTTTCCAACCCACTTATTTTACATACCCTTTATTTGGCTATGTTGTGCGCGGTGTAGTATTCGAAAGCGGAGTCGAACGATTCGGTGAACATGCGTCGTAGAATCTCGATTGCGTCGACGTATGCGGTGCGGGAGGATACGCGAGATGTGCTCCAGAACAAGGCTCGGTACACGCATGCCTTCCGTGTCTCGAAGTTCTCTTTGTCTAGGGTGTATTCGTCTCCGAAATATTTCGAGAAAGCCACTTGATCGGAGTCGCTGGTGTTGAACGCGGCAAGCTTTGACGACAATTCGCAGACGGCCTGCAATCTGGAGAATGCATCTGTTGTGGAGAAGTATCCGGGAGCATGCAGCGCCAATCCAAAGACGAGTTTGAGCATGCGTTTGGACGATCTGATCTTCTGCACTGCGCCAGGCAGTTGAGAGATCGCGATGATTCCGGAGTTCAGATTGTTGATATGCGCAATCTGGGTTTCGGTGAGGTCCGGCATGTTCTCTACGAAGGAGATTACAGTTTTGTCACTGGCATTGAGCTGGATCTTGTCGAACCATGCGCCAAGGACGGAATAGTAGATTTTCTCCAGTTCCGCACGTTTGAAACTCGAGCATCCCGTCCGCGCAAGGAACGCCTCGGCTGGAATCCGGTCGAAGTATGTGCTCATCGGATTGTCCGGAAGCGCGTTGATGATTTCCCCGGCACGCAGCTTCTCCTGATTCTGCAGGACCTTGAAATAGTTGCGGATCTGTGCGGGGTCAGCGGCTTGCATTGTGTACACGGGAATGTTGTATGCGTTGAAGTTCATCTGGATGCTGCTTGGCAGGTCGGAGAATGCCAGACGTTTCGCCCTGTGCATGCGAGCGAGCCCGTCGGGGTCGGAGTCTCCGACGATGCGGTCGATGATTTCCTTGGCCTGGTCCGATGTCTTTTTGCTGAGCTGGAACCAGTCATCGTAGCTGTCGAGCCATTGTCCGACGTTGCCGCCCTCCATAAAACGGAAGATGGTGGTGAGGCGTTGCTTGCCATCCACGAGTTCCTGTTTGGCATTGCGCTGGTTAGGCTGGTTGAGGTAGTTGATGACGATGTTGCCGATTGGGTAGTTCAGGATGATGCTGAGGATGAGCTGGTCCTTGTATTCGTTCGACCAGATGTATCCTCGCTGGTAGTCGGGTGACAGGTCGAGGCCGTTGGCCCTGACGTTTTTGATGGATGCGATGAGGGAGATGATCGGCATCGAGGATGGGGTGATGTTCAGCTTCTGGAAGACCACGTGCCGTTTACGAGGATTATAGTCGGAATCGTTCATACTTATGACTATAACACATTGTTTAGAATCTAAACTATAAAAACGTTTAGAATCTGAAAACAATAAAGAAAAGACGTTGAAACTATAGGGATAAAGCTTAATGCAAGCAGACTTGCTAGACGTTTAGAATCTAGCCACCAGCGCTCGCGGACATGTGGGCGCCGGGGTCTTTCTCTATTGCACGCACACGCCGGAATCGTGCAATAGCTGCCGGTAGTCGTTCAACACCTGGATGGTGACTCCCAATTCCACTGCCATCATCCACGTGTTGCCCTCGTACACCGTCTCGGCCATGCCGTAATCCACCGGTGAGATCAACGCCAACGCCGTCTCCCTGCGACACCGACGCTCGCATTTGGCCCCGTATCGTGTACCGCAGCCGGGGTCATGGTGTCTGGCGTGTATGAGCTCGTGGCACAATGTACAGCGGCGTTGACGCTGGTTGAGCCCGTCGTGGAGGAATATGGTGCGGCTTGCCTCGTGCCATGCTCCGCATAGTCCGTCCGGCAATGGTTGCTCGATGATGCGGATGTGTTCTTTTCCGGCGTTGTCGAGGAAGGAGCCCAGGCTGCATCCGCTGGTGATATGAAACGACCCGGCCTGGTTCGCCGCGCCGAAGGCGCTCGCGTGCTGGGTACTGTCGCAACCCATTATACGTGGATCGGAAGCCGCGCTACTTGGCGTCGTCGTTCCCTCCATCGTTCTCGATTTCAGGTCGATTCATTTCTCTGATCTCTTCCGTGGACTCGATGATGTTCCGCAGGCGTTCTATCGATGGCACGTCGTCCTTGAGGCTTTCCCTTTGCCTGTCGGCCTCGTTCTTGAGCATCTCGAAGCGTTCGATTTTGCTGTATCCCTGTGATATGTATGCGGCGCTTAGAGCCTCGATGTTCTGGAGTATGACCAGGTCTCTGACCGTGGCGTAGTCGCGCATGTTCCCCTTCCATCCGGGGTGGTTCGTCTTCCATGTAGACGCTTTCATTCCGAACACGGCGAGATTGATGACGTCCGCTTCTGACGCGTATTCGATACGTTCCCTGAACTTGGACAGGTCCTTGCCCTGGAGTGATTCCTTCACCGCGTCGGTGTGGAGACGGTAGTTCGTCTTGGTGAGTTCTCGCCTTGCGCGCCATTCGATTCCGGTTCGTTGCGCTTCGGCGTCTTTGAGGCGTTGGTAGTCCTTGATGACGAACAGGTGGAATTCCGGGCTTATCCATGATGCGAAAGCGAATGCGATGTCCTTGTGGGCGTATGTCCCTCCGGAGCGTCCTCGTTCCGAACGGATGCCGATGGCGTTGGTTTTGCTTATCCATTCCGAGGCGGACAGCGAGAAGATGTTGCGGCCGGATTGGGCCAGAAGCGCCGCGGCCGCATCGCTGTCGAACTTTGGATTCGATATTTTCTCCCATGTGCTGAGGAATGAGATGGTGTCCGATAGACGCAGCCATCGTCGGATGACTTCGCCTGTCCTGTCACTGCTGTGTCTGGCGAGATCGGTGAGACTGATGTAGTCTTCGCCGTTGACGGCGTGAATGGTCACGTCGACGTCTTTTGCATGGATTCTTGATGACTTTTCCACCGGCATTTCGTTGTCCTTTCAACGATTTTGACTTATCCACCGTAAAAGTGGTCGAATTCGGTCATTTTTAATAATTCAAAAAAGGTGTATAATGATAGTTTTTCATAAAGCAGTGGAAACCGTCACTCCTCTGGAGTCTCGGACTCCATGTCACGGTTCATGTCCCTGCTGGCGGCAAGTTCCTGTGGTGGCAGGTCCTCGAATCTCGGTTCGATCAGATCATCGGTGATCTGGAACTCGCGTTCGCGGGCGTAGGTGCGGGCGGCCTCGCTGCCCAGGGCGCGGGTGTAGATGTCGAGGCTGGTGAGCCCGAATGTGGAGGCGATGTGCTCCACGTCGGACGTCGTGAGCGGCGCTTCATATCGGAGCCTTACGTGCCAGTAGTTGTTTCTCATACCGCTCTTTTTGTAGAACTCTGCATTTGTTATTCCGCTTCGTTTAACGAGATCTCGACATATGTCGATGATTCTCTTGCTGTCTTCGGTGACTTCATTTCTGGCAATGCTTCCCATGCCCAACATGGTACCCAATTGAGAAGGATTTGTAAAGAATACTTAATTGAGTAACAATAAACTTACTCAATTAAGTACGGTAAGAATTACCGCAAGGCAATGAACAAAGAAAGGAGCGGCAAGACAGATGAGTGAGACGGAAACCATCGCAAGGAATCTCAGCGGTGAGCTTGCACGGCACCGCAAAACACAGGCCGCGCTCGCCAAGGAACTCGGCATGAGCGAGAAAACCGTCAGCGAACGTCTGGGAGGCAAGGGGTCGTTTAACACCGAGCAACTCGAGAAGACGGCGACGATGCTCGGCATGAGCCTCTACCAGCTCATGATCAAGCTCCTCCAACCAATCGACGGCATCAAACAGATCAAGCCGTGAGCCGCGCTCGCCGACGCATGAATCGAAAGGAGCAACCAATGGTTGTTGATTTATCCAAGTATGACGGAGACTCATTCGAAGCCGCACTCGATGTCTTCTACGGCGTCGTAGACGACCTGAAGATACAGGCGGCTGATGGACGGCTGACCCTCACTGATCTTGAGGGTTATCGTTCCCGGATTGTTCGTGAGACGTATTCAAAGCTTGCTGGGATGAAGCAATCTGGGAGTGGACTCCAAGATAGTCCAAAACAGTCGCGCCGTCTGAAACGGCTCCAAGAGCGAGGGCTCCGGCGGCAAGACACGGGCAGACCTTCGTCTTCAGGAAACCGACCAGCTTCCCTTGTGATTCGGCGTCTTTGGAAACGGTGGCTGCGACATTGAGCGAGGTCTGCAATCTAGTGAACGCGATATCGAGTTTGAAATCGCCGGTCAGGTCGTACTCGTCCAACGCTATTCGAACTTCGCGTGCAAGGCGGGCGATGTATTCCTTGAGCCCTTGCGGGAGTGTGATGTTGTTCAGCAACGATGGCAGCTCATCGATCATCGAACGGATATCGTCGCGGCGTTCACGTGGATACTGTTCGGGTCCCTGGTCCAGCAGTCGTTCCGCCGTGCGCAGCGCCATCCGGTCCTGAATGCTCAGGGAAACGTTCGACCTGTGCATTTCGCGGTTTTTCCCTCCGTGCTCGTACGCGGCCCAGATATCAAGCCAGATTGATTCAAGGCAGTTCGAGGCCAGTTGCGCGTCCTCGTTGCCGGCTTCAGCCATAACGCGAATCGTCTGTTCCACGACAGACATGGCTCCAGACACGTCTGCGATGGAGAACGTCACGTTCTGCTCTTCGTTGGCTGTGAGCAGGAAATTCTTCACAAACTTTGCGGCGTTCATCGCCCCTCACTTCGAAAGGAAACAAAATGACCAGTGAGATTCAATCCTACAACTTCAACGGCGCGGCACTGCGCACACTGACCGACGAGAATGGCGAACCATGGTTCGTCGCCAAGGACGTATGCGACATCCTCGAAATCAGTAACCCATCCGATGCGTTGAAAAGGCTTGACGATGATGAACGGTCTAGATTCAATCTAGGGCGTCAGGGTGAGACCAACATCGTCAACGAAGCCGGTCTGTATGTCCTTGTTCTCGGCTCACGCAAGCCGGAAGCCCACGAGTTCAAGCGCTGGGTGACACATGAGGTGCTGCCGCAGATCCGCAAAACCGGCGGCTACATTCCCACCACTGACGCGGATGATGACATGACCATCCTCGCGAAGGCCGTGATGATCGGCCAACGCACCATGGAGGCACAGAAGCAACGCATCGCCGAACAGCAGACGCGCATCGTGGAACTGGAGCCGAAAGCGCGGTTCGCGGATGCCGTAGCCGCGTCCGACGGCACGTGCCTGGTTGGCGAGCTCGCGAAGATGCTCCGGCAGAACGGGATGGACATCGGCCAGAACAGACTGTTCCGTCTTCTTCAGGCTGACGGGTATCTCGGCAAGTCCGGTTCGAATCGCAACGTGCCGACACAGCGTGCGATGGACCTCGGCCTGTTCCGTATCAAGGAGACCACCGTCACCCATGCGGACGGGCACACCACGGTCAGCCGCACTCCGAAGGTCACGGGCAAGGGGCAGCGATATTTCATCGACCGGTACTGGGGTCGCACCCAGCCGACGTTGGAAGCGGGTGCGTGATGAGCGTCAGTCAATTCGCGTGCCTATCGGGTCAGCTGCTGTGCGTGGTCGTGTTGCTTTGCGCGATTCTCTTGAAACTTCTGACCGTGGTCAAGGTGCTTCATGACATTCTCTGTGCGATTCGTTCAGCCCAGACGCAGATCGAACTTAGTCCCCTTGCGAGAAATCGTGGGGAATTTTGGACAAGGGCCAGGTCTTTGTTTTCCCGTGGCCGATGAACGGCTGCTGCCGCCAGGTGATCGTCACCGAAGCGCCTTCGGGAGGTGTGTAATGCAGGTACTTATGGCCATTTTCCTCGGTCTCCGATTCCTTCACCTTGATTCGCGCGTACACGCAGCCGCCAGTGGCGACAAGAGAGTTGAAGCCTTTCCGCCGTGATCCATAAGGGGTTTCGGGACTGTGGGTGGCCGTTGCATGCACGTCGGTGGCGGCTCCGTTGCCCACATTGACGATCTTGACCAGAAGGCACGGAGGATTTCCGTATCCGCATTCGACCACATAGGGCTGCCACTTCGGCCTACTTCGATATGCGAAGTTCCAAGCCATAGCTCCTCCGGTAAACAACGCGGTCAAGCCTTCCAAACCATAACTGATCCAATCCATAGTTCTTCTCCTAACTGTTCGGCCCGCACGTCGCAAATGCGGGATGACACCGATTTTAGGAGAGGGCCGGGCGGTTCTCCTAACGCCGCCCGGCATCACACACGCAAAGGAGGCGCGTGATGGTTTTGCAGAACGAGCTCAAGGATGCGAGCCGTATCCCGTTGAAGGACAGGCTCGCATGGACCATCCCGCAGGCCGCGAGCCTGTACGGGATCGACTACGACGGCCTCCGGCAGGCTGTCAACCAGGGCGACATAGACACGTTTCGTCCGCCAAGTAAACGAGGAACGCCTTCCCGCCGTCACATCAGACGCGAGGAAATGGACCGATACGTCAAATCGTTGGAGGAGTAAGCATGAACGACATTCGCAAGGAGCTGTGATGACGCTTAGGAGAATCGACGCGGAAACGCTGCTGGCACCACCCGTACCGCCGAGGGACACGGTGATCATGTTCGGCTTGACCGGCTACGCGATTCGCGTCACGGGCAAGGGCGCCAGCCTCATGGAGCTCGACGTCGACGGAAGCCACGAGCTGGCGAGCATCGGAAAAGACCAGGCAAGGACATTCATTCAAAGCATCGGAGGCGCAAGATGACCGACAACGACTATCGCATCGATGACGGGTCCGAAAAGGGAAGGCCGAACTACACGCTGCGTCGTGTGAAGTTCGCGGCCGCCGTGGTCGGCCTGGTCGTGAGCGTGACGCTCATGCTCACCTGGCATGGCGGCGGTCTGACGGGCGCGCTTGTGGTGGAGGGCGTGTATCTGGCCACGGCCCTGTGGCTGACGGTCAGGTTCGCTCCGCGCGATGACGTGGATGGCGACGTCTGACCGTATCCGCCGGCGTACAAGGACGCGGACGGATGGCGGAGGCGTGTGTCCTTTCATCTCACATTGCATTTCACGCATTCACTCTCACGTCTTCCGCCGTCACACCGTCCGCTGTGGGTTCGAATCCCGCCGCCGGCGCTTGGCCGGACCGTCAACGCCGCCCGCATCCCCGCTTCGTTCAGCTTTCTTGGGGGTGTGGGAACGATGGGCGTGCTTCTTTGCTGTCATGGCGCCCAGCGGTCCGGCTTATATCAATCAATCTCGTATCAATCAATCAAGGTCAAGGGAGGAACCGATGAAGGAGATTCTGCCGCATTGGCATTTCAGTCCGAACGCTCCGGTCAAGGACGTCGGCATGAAGGGGATGACGCGTGGCGACAGGGCGGTGGCTGAGGCGTGCCGTCGGACGATGGAGACCGAGGCGTGGAAGGAGCTGGTGATCCTCGAATCGTTGGGCGTGCGTTTCAACGGACTGGTGGGCCGGTTCGTGTCCGAGGTGGCGTCTCCGGTGTTGGAGGTGATGCCTGGTGACAGTTTCCATCAGGGCGCCGCCGCGCAGTTGACGCACATGGTGAAGACCAGGGATGGTGGCGAGACCATCCGCATCATCAAGACTCTCGCCGTGAAAGGTAGGTTCTAATGGCTGGTGAGACGATTATCGCGGTGGTGGGCAATCTGACCGCGGATCCGGAGATTCGTACCACTGGTAGCGGCGCAGCCGTTGCCAGCTTCACGATTGCCTCAACCCCGCGCACTTGGAACCGTAACACGAACCAGTTCGAAGACGGTCAGGCTTTGTTCATGCGCTGCTCCGCGTGGCGCGACATGGCCGAACATTGCGCGCAAAGCCTGGCAAAGGGCATGCGTGTGATCGCCCAGGGAAGGCTGACACAGCATTCGTGGGAGGACGAGCAGCATCAGAAGCGTTCTTCCATGGAATTGCAGGTGGACGAGATCGGCCCTTCCTTGCGGTATGCGACGGCGCAGGTGGCCAAGGCGCAGAGGGGTACGGCTGGAGCGTATGGGAATCCGGCTTCCATGCCGGCGGGCTATACGGGCGGAGCCACCGCTGCCGGTGCCTCGTTGCCGCCGTCCGACCCATGGGGCTCGCCACAGGGTGAATCGTCGTCGTTCGGTGATTTCGGCAAGCCGGAATCCGAACCGGAATTCTAAGGAGGAATCATGGGCATCACCATAGAGGATCTGCCCGTCGAGGATTTGCATCCGAATCCGAACAATCCACGCAGGCAGGTGGGCGACGTGGCCGATCTGGAGGCGAGCATCCGCTCGCAGGGCATCAAACAGCCTCTCCTGGTCACGCCGACGGGAGAGACCGACATCGACGGGCATGCGCAGTACCGAGTCGTCATCGGCCATCGCAGGCTCGCCGCCGCCAAACAGGCCGGACTTGAGTCCGTGCCGGCGATCATCGAAAGGATGGACGCGCGGAGGGAACGCGAGGTCATGCTGGTCGAGAACTCGCAACGCTCCGATTTGACGCCCATCGAGGAGGCCGACGGCTATCAGGGGCTCCTCGATCTAGGCGTGGGCGTCAAGGAGATGGCCGAGAAGACGGGACGCAGCGACCGGTTCGTGCGCCGACGGTTGAGAATCGCCCGCATCCCGCAGGAGACGCGCGACATGTCCGCCGATTTCAGCCAACTGTCGCTCGACCAGTTGGACAAGCTCGCCGAATTCGAATCCGACCCCGACATGCAACGCGAGCTCGCACGGTCCACCGACTTCGAATGGACATACCGAAGGCTCGTCAGCGAACGCGACAAGACGAAATGGTGCGGTGAGGCCGACAAGGCGCTCGCGAAGGCCGGTGTCAGGGTCGAGTCCTTCCCGGACGGGAAGAACTATTGGACGTTCGAACCGCGCGGCTACAGGCGGCGCACCGTCATTTCCTCCACTCGGGATCCGTTCTGGAAGCAGTTCACGGGCGAGGATGGGTGGCCGGAATTCTGCGTCTTCAAGAACCACGGCGACTACTGCCTGTACGAGCCGATTCCACTCGACCAGCTCGAATGGGCTGAGAACGCGAAAACCGAACGTCAGGCCATCATGGCACGGGGGGAGGAACTCGACCGCAAGGCTAGGGACTTCGAGGCGATTGCGAGGGACACGCGTTTCGCATGGATGCGAACCAACCTCCACACGCTCACCCGCGAACAGACAGTGGCGGGAATCTGCGAACTCGCGCTCGCTGAGACGGTTGGCTGGCATTCGATGTTCGTGGGCCAGCGCCTCCATGGCGAGGGTGTCGTGGAGGCGCTCATCGGTTTTGGATGGAATCTGCCGATCACCGAGCATGACGGCGACCACTGGTCGTTGGAATGCAAGGAGAACCTCGACCAGATCCGCATGGTGTTGAGGGACAGGCCGCTGCGGATCCTCGACGTGCTGGCCGCACGCCAGGAGGACAACGCCGATTGGCGTGCGTGGCGCACCATGCGCGGCGTTGATGAGATGTGCGTCTGGTACGGCGCATTGGAACACCTCGGATACCAGCCCAGTGCGGAGGAACGCGAGGCACTCAAGGGCGCGATGGTCGAAAAGGAGCAGGAATCATGAGTATGAAGGCATTGGAGTGGGCCATGTACGACGTGCCCGCCGAAATGGTCAAAGGAGCTTTGTTGCGCATCCTGCTCCTGCTTGCCGACCATGCTGACACACAGGGCAGGGGAGCTTTCCCGAGCCAGAAGCGCATCGTGGCACTGACCGGATACAGCCGGCGCACCATCCAGAACGGCCTGCACGATCTGGAGAAGGCCGGACTGATTCGAAGGGGAGACCAGCGGATCACCGAGCACCTCGGCAAATACCGTCCGATCGTCTGGGACCTCGCGATGAAGGATTTCAGGGGCGCAAAAACTACGCCCCTGAAACAACCGCCGCAAGAGGCGCAGACCACTGCGCCCCTAAACAAGTTGGAGGGGCGCAATCAGGGGCGCAAAAAAACGTCGCTAGGGGCGCAATCAGGGGCGCAACATGACTGCGCACAGAACCTATATAAGGAAGAACCGTATATAGAACCTAGAGAGAGTAACGCGCGCGCGAGAAAACAAATCCCAATACCAGCCGACTGGAAACCCACCGAAGAACACCAGGCGCTCGCCGACAGGCTCGGCATCGACTGCGACATCGAGGCCGAAAAATTCCGCGACAGGGCCCTCGACTCGGGAGCCCGCTCGGCCGACTGGAACGCGAAATACCGCAACTGGCTCGTCAAAGGCAAGGAACGCGGATTCGCCACACCAAAGGATTCCGGCGCTCGCCGACGGTTCACGTGGGGCAGCGAAGAGGTCAAACGCGTACTCGGCCCGATAGCCTGCGAAGGCACGGACACGTACATGGAGCTCGCATGCAAGGTCGCGGACCTGCTCAACCAGGGCGTGGATCCGGACATGCTGCGCCGTCAGCTCGCGAACGTGCCCGGCGACGTATTGGCCGAACAACTGTTCGAACAGGAGGCGGCGGCATGAACGCCATGACCATCGCACACATGGCCGGCATCCTCACCTCGGCCATCCAGGCCGCGGACCGATTGGAACTCGACGCGCTCAACGACCCGGACGTCGACCTTGACCGTATACGCGATATCAAACGCGACTGCTCGACCTGCATCGGCCTGCTCGACCAACTCGGAAGGGAGCAACGATGAGCGACCGGCAATTCCAGGAATCGAAACGCGTCGCCTTGCAACGTCAGGGCTGGCATTGCATGCGTTGCGGACGCAACCTGCACGACCCGACCGTCTGGCCGGGCAGGAGCGGCCACCACAGGCAGTTGCGCCGTCGGGCCGACCCGACCGTGCGTGACCTGCCGTGCAACATCGTCGAGCTGTGCGGTTCCGGCACGACCGGCTGCCATGGTTGGACGCACGCGCATCCGGCCGAGGCGGAACGGTTCGGCTACATCATCCCGAGCTGGCGTGATCCGCTCAGCATGCCGATACGCGACTGGAACGGCGACTGGTGGTGGCTGCTGGATGACGGCACGGCGCAACGGCTCACGCAAATCGAAATCATCGAATGGCAAAGCAATTGGAAGGAAGAATCATGAGGAAACAGGACAAAGACCGGAATGGGAAGCCGGAGGCGCTGCTCTGGCTCGACTTCGAAACGACCGGCACGGACAGGAATGACAGTCTGCCGTTGGAGGTCGGCATGGAATGCACCGACGTGCTGGGCGAACATTCGTTCGGATCCCTGCACCACATCATCAGACCGGACTATCTCGACCTGTTGGACATGGGCCCGGTCGCGTTCTCGATGCACACGGACAATGGATTGCTGTTCGAACTGTTGAACGGCTCCGCGCACGACGACTGCGTGGATGCTGTGGCGAACGCAGTGGAGGAGTATCTCGACTCCCTGTCGCAACGCTTCACGCTGGTTCCGGCGGGCACGAACGTGGACTTCGACATCGACTTCCTCAAACGCCTCGACCTGGCCCCGGACAGGTGGCTGTCCTACCGCAAGTTCGACCTGACCACGCTCCGCCGATATTTGAGGTTCATCGACTGTCCCGAGGATCCGTACGAGGGGCATCGTGGCACGCACAGGGTACGCGACTGCATCCGACGCGACATCAACGACTACATCCGGTACCGCACACTCCTGAAAAAGACATGGTGGCAACAAGGAAGGAAACACTCGAAATGAGAAAACGCAAACCACTCACACTCGCCGGCATCGGCGTGACCGCCATCACCCTGTTCCTGCTCACTTCGGTATTCCTCCTCGCGCTCGCCGGATGCGGGAGCGCGTCGGAGCCTTCAACGCCAGCGCATGAGGTCAGGTCAATCGACTCGCAATGCTCCGACATGGACGACGACTTCAGCGAATGCGTCGTCACCCTGACCGACACGAGGCAAGTGGACTGCATCGTCTACTCGACGAACGGCAAGCAGGCCGGCCTGTCCTGCGACTGGGACAATGTGAGCGGCGCGGACAAGGAGCCGGCAAGATGAGCTACAACGTCGTCACCACGGAAGGCATCAGAACGTTCGAGAACATCGACGATGCTGGCGACTACGCGCAGGCCATGTCCTTGAGAACTGGCGAACCGGCCAAGGTGTTCCATGCCGAGACCGGACTCGTCGCATTCACCGTCCGCCCAACCACGAAGGACACGAAATGAGAATCAATTTCAACAGTAAGGATGGCGTTTTCGACGTCAAAGCCGAAAACGAAGAGGAAAAAGCCCAGCTCAAAACGTCGGCGGTCGCCATCTGCAATCTCATCATCGATTTTTTCGACGCCGATATTAACGAGGCGAAGGTGGAGAGGGAATGAAACGCATCCCACTCAAGGACACAAAATGAGCAATCGAAGTTATTTGGTGCCAAGGCCGCCAGCGTTCGACCATGAGCATCCCAGACCGAAGGAGGAAGGCGAGGTGCTGTACTGCGGAAATTGCCAAAAATGGTACGTATCATGGTTTCCCCTCACCGAAGTCAAAACCATATGGGGCCGCCGCCCCGAATGGTGGATACGCATCTTCCACCGCAAACCATACGAGACGATCATCCAGCAAATACGAAGGGAAACGAAATGAAAGTGAAGAAAACCCTCATGGACATGATCATCAAATGGCATCAGGCCGGATACAGCCTCGATGAGATCGCACCACTGGTTCCTCAAGTCCCCAAAGAGGAAATCAAAGCGATCATCCAACAACACCACGAATAACAAAGAACCCGACCTTCCGGCCGGGCTCTGGCATTACCACAAACCAGACTATCACGCCGGAGGGAATCGAACAAATGAACGAACAAAATAACGAATCCCAACCAACCACCACCAACACCACCACCAACAACAGCCAAACAACACCAGCGCTCGCCGGCGTGTGCCTCGTCTGCGGCGGGGGATGCGCTGTCGGCGACACCATGTGCGCGAGATGCGATGGGCTGATGCGCGGCTGGCTGCGGGAATATCCATCATGGTTGGATTCGCTGCATGAGTTCCTGGACTCGACCGCGCACTACGGAGGCCGCCAGCCTGGACGCGTCAACCTTCCAGCCGCGCCGACGCCAATCCGATTGCCAGTGCTCGACCACATGCAGGAGGTCGGGGACATGGCGGTCGCATTGTGGCGCAGACTGTACGCGCCATCGGCGATGCCATGGGCGAACGGCCGGATCCACCCGTCCCTGCTGGAATGTTTGAGCGTCTGCGCCGCATGTCCACGGTTGAACCGGCTTCCGGACATCGACATCATCTGGCATGACTGGGAATCATCGGCGCGCAAGACCTTGTCCATCATCGACGTGCCGCCTTCCAAGCACGGCATCGGCAGATGCCCGAACCCATTGTGCGGTGTCGAACTGTCGGCGCCCATCGACGCGGTCGAGGTCACCTGCCCCGTATGCGGCGGCACTTACCGTGTGGTGGACGTGCGGCTCGGCTTCCTGAAGGAGTGCATCGCATCCGGCAAAGCGTTCACGGCAGGGGAATGCGCCGAACTCCTGCGCGAATGCGGGTTCCAATGCGGCGTGAACACGATCTACTCGTGGCGCAGTCGCGGCAGGATTCAACCAGCCGGCAAGAACGGGAAGGGACAGCCGATCTACCGTCTCGCCGACGTGCACGGGCAGCTTTCCCGACGCGACTCGATTTGACGTTTCTCGAAGTGCAAGGCATAATTGTCAGTGGATTAGAGGGTTCAAACCGAAGACATGCGGTTTGAACCCTTTTCATATCCACCTTGGATTCTCCTAACTCCTTGGGTTGCGTAACACCGTCCTGTCCGAACGGCATATCGGACACGCTCCGCCCACTCCACGTCAGAGTGGGCATACACCAACAGTGGCAGGCAAGCCAATCCCGCGCTTACGTGATGCGGTGATGCTCAAACCGCCTGTCCATGCCTTCGTAGGAATCAGTGGCAGATCGCACCGGTCGCAGATCTTCGGATCCTTTTCCTTGCGGCCGTATGTATGCGCGGGTTCGACTCCCGCCGAAGGCACCAACCAATCCGAAGCAAAGGAGCAACAATGAAAGACGTACTTCAAGAGATTGCTCACCAGCTCAAACGCATCGCGGACCAAGGCGAGCAAACCACCATGCAGCTCAACCGCGAAGACGCTCTCGCCGCATGGGGACTCCGCATCTACCAAGCCGATTACCTGCGCGCACTCCAACAACTCGGCATCGACATCACGGATTAAATGCGCAGACAACACAAGCCAGACCCAAGAAAAACCAACGGCTGGAAACGCGCACAACTCCGAGCAAGAGTCCTCGCAGCATACGATGTGTGCGCCATCTGCGGCAAACCAGTCGACAAGACACTGAAGACACCACACCCAATGAGCGCCGAAGTCGACGAAATCATCCCAGTCAGCCGAGGCGGCGACCCACTCGCATGGAACAACGTCCAACTCACACACCGATGCTGCAATCAACACAAAAGCAACCATTCAAACGAATGGGCGAAACGCGAAGCCGCGGGCAAACCAACCATCAAACAAAGCTCAATGCCATTCAAAACCATCGGCATCTGACCGGACACCCACGGCAGGTGACCCTACCGCCCCGGTGCTGCCTGCCCCGCCGCATAGGGCTGATTTCTCCCCGAGATTTCAAAACGTGACGATAGGGAAACGTGACGGAGGTATGACGTTATGAAATGTCTTGAATGCGGCAGGGAATTCCGTCCATCCGGCCGCGGCAAGCCAAGCAAGTACTGTTCAGGCGCATGCAAGGCAAAAGCCTATCGACGCAGGAAGAAGAACGGCGAGGTCGTTGCCGTCCCGAAACCGAAGCAGGCGAAAGAGAATGATCCGGCAAGGATCCCGGAGCTTGACCGACGCAGCTTCGAACGGATGATGGACGATTCCTTCGAGGACGTGCTCCGGCACAACCGCGACCGCCTGCGCGCGGCATTGGACGACATCTCGACTCCAGCAAACGCCTTGCCGGCCATCAGCAGACAGCTGATCGCGGTCAGCGAACGGTTGGAGAACATGCAGGGCGGTGGCGGACTGTTCGATGACGATGATGTGACGGAGGTTTCGGAGGATGTCGGAGCGTCGATTGTCTGAACTCGCCCAACGGCTCGTGAAGCCGGAAGGCATCACGTCGAGCGATTTCGCGATGATTGACAAGGCCGCGTGCAAGGCCGGCATACACTTCGACCTGTGGCAGAAGGGCTTCCTCTACCTTCTATTCGGTAAACGCGCGGATGGCAAGTACGCATGCGGCTCCGGTGGCGCGGTATTATCCAGCTGCCGCCAGATCGGCAAGACGTTCACCGTCGGCAACGCGATTTTCATTCTGTGCGCCGGACGGGCGAACACGCTGGTGATCTGGACGGCGCATCATACGCGTACCTCGGACGAGACGTTCGCTGACATGTGCGATATGACGCATAATCCGAAGCTCGCCAGATATGTGGAGAACGTTCGCCGTGCGAACGGCCAGCAGGAGATTCGATTCACGAATGGCAGCCGCATCATGTTCGGCGCCCGTGAGAACGGCTTCGGCCGCGGCCTGCACTCCGCTGACATCGAAGTGTTCGATGAGGCGCAGATCCTCACCGTGAAGGCTTTGGACAATCTGATTCCGATCGTGAACACGAGTCCGAATCCTCTGGTCGTGTTCATGGGCAATCCGCCGAAGCCGGGCGACCAGTCCGAGGCGTTCAGCGAGAAACGCGATCTTGCGCTCGGCGGCGACGCCGAGGGCATGCTGTACGTCGAACTGGCGGCCGACCGTGATGCGGATTCCGACGACCGTGAGGCGTGGGCGAAAGCCAATCCAAGCTATCCGAAGCGCACCAGCGAACAGGCGATCATGCGAATGCGCAACCTGCTCGCCGAAGATTCGTTCAGACGCGAGGCCTTGGGCATCTGGGACGAGCATGTGGCAGTTCGCGCTATTGATCCGAAACTGTGGAAGCAGTCCGAGACCATGCAGGTGCCGGATGGAGGCATTCCGAGTTTCGCCTTGGACATGCCGCCGGACCGCAGCACGCTGGTCATCGGCAATGCCTTGAAGCTGCACGACGGCACGGCCTTGATCCAGATGGCCGCCATCGAGGACGCGCACCGCAACGGCACCCAATGGGCGGTCGAATGGCTGCGTGAACGTTGGCCGGAGACCGCCGCCGTCGTGATCGACGCGCAGTCGCCGGCCATGAGCCTGCTGTCCGAACTGCAGAAGGCTCATGTCCGAGTGACCATCACCTCGATGGCCGAGATGGGACGCGCCTACGGACGATTCCAGGACATGCTCAACGACGGACAGCTGAAACACCTGCCGGACGACGCGCAGCCGCAATTGGCCGCCGCCGTGCGAGGCGCGATCACTCGCAACCTTGGCGCCTCGGGCGCGTTGGCGTGGAACAAGCTCGGAGCCGACGTGGACATCAGCCCATTGGTGGCCTGCACGCTGGCCCTGTACGGTGCGTTCACATCGAAACGTGTTCCAGGACGCAAACAGAGAGTTGGATGATATTTATGGTTGAATTCTCCGCATTGGGGCCGATCTCCGGCATTCCCGACAGCGACATGGACACCGTGCAGCGCCTGTACCGGGTATGGATCAGGAAATACGAGCGCAACGCGTTGAGGACGGAATATTACAACGCCCACGAACGTGTGAAGAACCTCGGCATCGCGGTGCCGGATAAGCTCGCCAGCCGGTTTCACGCATGCGTGGGCTGGCCGGCGAAGGCGGTGAAGACTCTCGCCGACCTGTCCGTCTTCGACGGATTCCACCTACCGGACGGCGAGGATACGCACGGTGTCGAGCAGATCATGGACGCCAACCGTTTCGACCTGATCGTCCCAGAGACCATAATCAACGCCTACACGCACTCATGCGCGTTCCTCACCGTCTTCCAAGACCCGGACGACGGGCGCCGCGTCCGTGTGATACCACGGCCGGCCACATGGTCAGCGGCCATCTGGGACTACATGCGCAACCGCATCAAAGCCGCGTTGACCATCACCGACATCGATGAATACGGCGACGTGACCGACATGAACATATGGCTCCCTAACATGGTCTACCGCTGTTTCAGGAACCACGGCGCATGGAAGGCCGTCGCATGCCCGAACGACTGGCCATATCCAACAGTGGTGCCGGTCTGCTACGACCCGCAGGCCGAACGCCCGTTCGGACGATCACGCATCACCAGACCACTCATGGCACTGACCGACGCGGCCATAAGAACCATGCTCCGCATGGAGGTCGGAGCCGAGTTCTACTCGGCGCCAAGCCTCTGGTTCCTCGGCCTCGACCCAGAAGCGTTCCAGGACAAATGGAGCTCGCTGGTCAGCAGCATCAACTCGGTCAGCCGCGACCAGAACGACGAGATACCAACACTCCAGCAAGTGCGGCAGATGACCATGCAGCCGCACTCCGACATGCTGCGCACCATCGCGCTGATGGTATCCAGCGAGACCAGCATCCCGGTCAACGATCTGGGCATCACCATGGACAATCCAGCCAGCGCCGAGGCGATGATGGCCGCCGAACGCAAGCTCTCGCGCGAAGCCGACCGCCAAAACCACCTGTTCTCGTATGCTCTCGAGGAAACCATACGCATGGTCGTATGCCTCCAGGAACACATACCGCCGTCCGACATGCCAGACACGCTGACCGGGATACGCTGCCAATGGCAGCCGACAAAGGAAATCAGCATCGGAGCCCGAGCCGACGCGTTCAGCAAGATCGCCGGAGTGTCCGAAGCGTTCGCCCGGTCCGAGACCGGCTGGCGGTACGCGGGCTTCGACCACGACGACATCGCGGACATCATGGACACTATCCGCTCGCAGGACGCGCGCGGCATCCTGGACAGGCTCGTCGGCGATGCCGGCAAAGCCCAGAAGCAGGACTCCGAAACGCAGCAGGCCGATGCCACGGAAACCAGGAACGCCGGCAAGTCTGCGGATGTGGGGACTAACGGCATGAAAGCCAAGTTCGACGCGCTGGGCGTCGCGGTCCGCGCCGGAGTCTACCCGGCCAACGCGGCCTCGCTCATCGGTTTGGATGGCGTCAGATTCACCGGACTTCAGCCCGTCTCCCTCAAGAACCCGGACAGCGAATGAAACACATGATCGGAGGCCACGATGTCCGGTGACGCGAACCGCACGCCCGACCGCAGCCAGATCGACAGCCTGTCCCAGGCCCAAGCGCGCTCGACGGCGTTGGCGAAGCGCGAGCTTGGCAACGTCTGGGCGGAAATAGCCGATTGGGAGCCAGCCAGACAACGTGACGCGCTGCTCGAACTGGTGCCGGCGATCATTGACAAATACGCCGACACATCCAGCGTCGCGGCCGCCGAATGGTACCAGCGCGTGCGCGACAAGTGGATCTCCGACGATTTCAAAGCACACACGCCGGTAAAGGCGAACGATGACATCAGCAAGCTGATCCGCGCGAACGCCGGCGTCCTGTTCGGCGACGACGCGGACCCGGGGCGGATGCTCCGCTTCCTCAACGCCGTCGTGGACAAGGGCGTGAAGCAGGGAGGACGCGACACTATCCGCTACAACGCGAAACGCGATCCGAAGAAACCACGCTACGCGCGAGTCCCGTCCGGCGCGAAGACGTGCGCGTTCTGCGCCATGCTCGCGTCCCGCGGCTGGGTGTACGAATCAGCCGAGACAGCCGGCGCGATGAGCGAATACCATTCCGACTGCGACTGCGAGATCGTACCCAGCTGGGACAAGGACAAGCCGAACGTCGAAGGCTACGACCCAGAAAAGCTCTATGAGGACTATGAGAAGGCTTACAAGGCCGCAGGCGATAATCCCACAATGGAAGACGTTCTCGCGGCAATGCGGAGCCAGCCGGGGAAGTACACGGATGGCAGGCTGGTGCCCGTGAAGGCTCCGAAGGATTGGAAGCAGCCGCACGCCCAGAACGAGGATCGTCTGCTTTCGATGAAGGGATTGGCGGATGCCACCGACGCGGAATGGTATCGGCGTCAGGAACGGGCCGGGGTCCCGCATTCGGTGGATACGCTTTACCCGCAGGAGATCGTGTTCCTCGAACGTTTCCAGAATCTCGGCAACCATGTCGAATGGATACCAAGAGACAAGGAAAACGCAACGGCGACAAACGACTTCCGTTGGATTGAAACGAACGAATTGTGCGAATTGAAATCCATGGCGAAAGCGGATTTCGGCAAGATCGCAGACCGCATCACCAAGGCCGTTCGAAGCGCCAAGGAGAATCACGATGTCGTCAAGGACTGTTTCGTCATAGACCTCGGCCAGACGAAGCGTAAGGACAAACTCGTGCACCAATTGGAGAAATACAACGACCGCGAATGGAAAATCCGCAGGCTTTTCATCTTCGACGGTGAAGGGTTCTCGGAAATCGAATTGAAATAAAACAACCGGGAGCGCCCCTCCGCTCATTGCGTGTTATTTCAACGCCGCAGAGGACCCCCGGTCTTTCCACATTCTATCACGCTTTTGGTGGGTTGGCCCAGCGGCGACGGCAGGAGCCTGTAAATCTCCGACACCGACACATCGCGGGTTCGAGTCCCGCACCCACCACTCACAGCCCCGGAACGAGGCTTTTTCAATGCCCTGGAACAGGGCGGAAGGAACAGAAGCAATGACCGACGCAGCCACCATCGACAACGCCCAACAGCCGCAGGGGGAGGGTTCGGAGGACGCCCAGTCCACCGAACCGCAGAAGTCTGTGGATTGGAAGGCGAAGTACGAGAACGCCATCAAGCACTCCCGCGAATGGGAGTCCCGCGCGAAGGCCAACAAGGACGCCGCCGACGAACTCGACAGGCTCAAGGAAAGCCAATTGTCCGAAACGGAGAAGCTGACCCGCAGAGCCGAACGAGCCGAGAGGGAACTGTCCGCATTGAAGACAGCCAATCAGGTCAACGCCTGGAAGAACGCGGCGGCCGAACAGTACGAAGTGCCCGTGTCGCTGCTGTCCGGCGCGACCGAGGACGAGATCAACGCGAACGCGAAGGCTCTCTTCGAATGGAAGAACCCGGAACGTTCCGGCGCTTCCGCGCTCGGCGACCCGTCAGGCCTGCCCCAGAAACCACCGAAAAGCGCCGACGACTGGATACGTTCGATCGCCCGGCACAACAAATAAACACTAACGGAAGGAGAAGCCCATGGCTTCCATCGTCAATCAGATGATTGGCTCCACCGACCTCGGCGGCGGCCTCATCCCCACCGAATACTCCAATCAGATCATCCAGGACATCCCGAAGCAGAGCGTCATGCTCTCCCGCGCACGCCAGATCACGATGAGCACCCGCACCCGCACCCAGCCGGTGCTGGACAGCAAGCCCATCGCCTATTGGGTCGGCGGTGACACCGGACTGAAGCAGACCACGAAGATGAGCTGGAGCGGCCTTAACATCACCGCGGAGGAGGTCGCCGCGATCGTGCCGATCCCGGAAGCCGTCATCAACGACGCCGGCATCCCCATCTGGAACGAGGTCATGCCGCGATTGACCGCCGCGATCGGCTACAAGCTCGACCAGGCATGCCTGTTCGGCACCGACAAGCCGTCGAGCTTTCCCGACGGCATCGTCCCGCAGGCCATTGCCGCCGGAAACAAACTCACCCAGGGCACGGACCTAGCGGCCGACGTGGCGACCATGGGCCAGAAGCTCGCCGAACAGGGGTTCGCGATGAACGGTTTCGCAAGCCAGCCTGGACTGAACTGGCAGCTCATCGTCCTGCGCGACAACAACGGCGCGCCAATCTACGTACCATCCCTCGCATCCGGCGCCCCGTCCACCCTGTACGGTTACGGCCTCAACGAAGTGGACAATGGCGCGTGGGATATGACCAAGGCCGTGCTGCTCGGCGCTGACTGGTCTAACTTCGTCATCGGCGTCCGTCAGGACATCACTTTCAAGATGCTCGACCAGGCGCCCATCACCGACGATAATGGCAAGGTCATCCTCAACCTCGCCCAGCAGGATTGCGTCGCCATGCGCGTCGTGTTCCGTGCCGGCTTCCAGATCGCCAATCCGATCAACGACGTGCAGCCGAACAAGTCGAAGCGTTTCCCGGCGTTCGTCATCCAACCGAAGTCCGTCGCCGACTGATGATGTCCGGCGACGACATGATCGCGTTCGCCACCGTCGACGATCTGGTCGCACGTTGGCGCGTCCTGTCCGATTCGGAGGAACGTCAGGCTGAAGTCCTGCTGGATGATGCGAGCGACCTGATCCGCACCGAATGCCCGAGATACGCGGCAGCGAATCCGATGACGTTGAAGCGCATCGCATGCGCGATCGTGAAAAGGGCCATGCTGACTGGTGACGATGCGGCTGGAATCAGCCAGTCCACCCAGACGGCAGGGCCTTTCTCGGAATCGCTCACGTATTCGAATCCGGCCGGCGACCTGTATTTGACGAGCGCTGAGAAGCGGTCTTTGGGATACGGCCGCCAGCGGGCGTTTTCCATCAGCTTGGATGGTGGTGCGGATGCTTGACGGTGAACAGGTTGTCGTGCTCCGTCCCTCCAAGACGGATGGTGGCGGGAAATACAATGCGCAGACTGTGAAATGGTCGGATGAACCGGTGTCCGGCGTGTTGCTGGGCGTGGCCACTCCGGCCGACGTGCAGGACAGCACGCTGCCGAACGCTTTGAGCGTCGACCTGACGGCCTATTTCCCACGAGGATATGACAAGCCACTTCGCGGCTGTCGTATCCGCGCGCGTGATCGTGTCTGGCAGGTCGTCGGCGATCCGATCCCCTTCGATGGCGGCATCAAGCCGACGAAATGGAATCTCGCGGTGAACCTGCATCGGACGGACGGAAGGTGAACTATGACGTGTTTCAAAGTCTCGAAAGAGTGGATGGAGAAGAACGTCCTCACGAATCCGGCCGTCACCGCGGCCTTGGATGCGAAGGCCCGACGCATCGCTCCCATCGTGCAGCGCATCGCCTTGAAGGAAGGCGACCGTGAATACGCGGAATCGGTGCGAATCCATTCAGGTCGCCGTCCGGGCGTGAAGTCCCCGACGCATATCGCGCGACCATACGCGCGGGTCATCATCGGCGACGAGCATGCCACGGAGAAGGAGTACGGTTCCAAGCATTATCCGAAGAAGGGTTTCCTTCGTCGGGCGGTCGCGGAAGCGGGCTGATGGCTTATGGCTTTGACTCTGAAAGGCTCATGGCCAGCGCCACTGCCCATCGTCATCCGATGGCTCGCAGACCACGATATGAAGGTTTTGACCGAGGTGCCGGAGAATCTGTCCGATTCTCTGCCGGTCGTGGTTGTGAGCCTCGCGCCGGGCGGAAGCCTCGACGTCGGCACCTACACGTCTGCTCCCAGCTTGGATGTGGACGTGTTCGCCGCCGACCATGATTCACTGGACGACCTCACGTGCAGGCTGACCGCCGCCCTGTCGACTTTGCAGGGCGCGGGAAACCAGTACGGGTACGTCGATTCCTCCACGCTCACGTCTTTTTCGGAAATCGCCGACGATGATCCGACCGTGCTCCGATGCACGGCCACCGTCACGCTTTCCCTCAGACCACAAAACATCAATATTTAAGGAGCATTAATGGCTGCAACAGATGTGGTCAGCATTCTCGACGACAACAACGGCAACGTCCGAAAGTGGGGTACCCAGCTGCTCGCATTGGCGGACTACTCCACCGCCATGCCGTCGGAATTCTTCGACAAGACCACGAACAAACCGAACGCCCTACCGGACGGTTTCAAGATTCTCGGATACATTTCAACCGATGGCATGAAGATCAGTCGAAGCATCGACTCCTCCGACGTGTCCGCCGTACAGGATTTGGAACCGGTTCGCTCCGACATCACCAGCAAGACCCGCACCCTGCAGGTCACGTTCCTGGAAATGAACGCGTGGGTGAAGGCCGTCGCCCATGGCGTCCCGGTCGCACAGTGGCCAGCCGACAAGAACAACGGCTTCGAATATTCCGATGGCGCGATCAGCGACTTTCCCTACTATCGTCTGCTCGTCCTCATGCAGGACGGCACCGGTGTCGGCGCGCATTACCGTGTCGAGGCGGGCTACAAGGCCAAGGTCACGAACCAGGGCGATCTGACCCATTCGCGCAGCGACGCGGAAGGCGAGGAGACCACGTTCACGTTCTATCGTGACCCGGCCGTAAACAAGAGCTACTACGAGGGCGAGAAGGTCTCGACCGAAGTCTGACAGCCGCTCTTTTTCTGATTCTTCCCCACGACGGCTTTTGTCCCTTTCACCGTCGTGGGGATTTTCTTCTCCATTGTTTGCCGCATGAAAGGGCCGTTTTTTATGAAAGGATTGAAATGGGAGCAAAATACAACCTTCAGGCAGTGAAGGCGAAGTACCTCGAATCGCATCCGACGATTCCGGAATGGATCGAATTCACTTTGGATGACGGCAAGGATGCCACCGTATTCAAAATCCATTCGCCAATCTTCCAGACGAACGAGGAGAAGCGCGCTTTCGTAAGGGCTCAGAAGGCCGATGACGAATTCGAACTGGCGAAAGCACTGCTTGGCGACCAGTGGGAGCGTTACGAGCAAGAGGGCGGTCAAGTGAGCCTGCTGCTCCTGCTGCTCAACGAGGTCGGTTCCGATCTGACCGAAACGGACGCCGAGGGAAACCCTACACGGCAGTAGACCTGCTGACGGCGAACGGGCATGCGGAGGAACTGGAGGCCGCCTTGTGCGCGGTCTACAGTCCACGCGACCCGATCGCCGAATACTGGCAGGGACGGTTGGGCCTTCGCGCATTGCATGCCCTCATCGTGAATATGCCGCCAGACAACGTGTTTTACCGGGCGGTGTCCGGCGATGGTTGGACGGAAGGCGAACGGCTCACGCATGACGTCGGCGAAATGCTCCGCGAACTGCAATTGACGATAGTCAATACGAATCCGCTGGTGGAACGCAAGATCACCGAAGAGGATATCCGGCCACGCATCCTGCCGCCCACGCGACGGCGGGACGAATCCGTGACGGAAGACCCTGACAGGGAATTGCGGATGCGCGAGCGGAAGGAACTCATGGCCTTGGCTTTGGGCCGGTGAGATTAGGAAGGTGAATGGTCATGGCCGGTACAGCCGCATGGATTGACGTGCTGCCGAATCTGAGCGCTTTCGGAACGAAACTGAATTCCGGTGTGACGGCCGCAGCGGCTTCGGCCGGCCGGAACGCCGGCAGGAAGTTCGCAGACTCGATGAACACTGCGGCCGGCACGAACGTGCTGGCGGAGCAGGTCAAGAACCTCGAAGCCGCCGAAAAGCGCGCGCAGAAGGCCGTGACCACCGCCACCGCGCAGATCGTGAAGGCGCGTGACGAGCAGAAGAGCGCCACGTTGCGCGTGCAGGCCGCCGAAACGAAGCTCAACGAGACCGTCGCGAAATACGGTGCAGCATCCTCCCAGGCGATCAGCGCGCAGGCACGATTGAATGACGCGCGGAGCAAGGCCCGTCAGAAGGACGAGGCGTACAAGAACGCCGAAGAGCAGATCCGCGCCGCGCAAAACGGTTTGAAGGAAACGCAGACGCAGCTGGCGGCCGCGCAGCAGAAAGCGAGCACCGCGACCGGCGGTTTCCGCAATGCCTTGCAGAAGTGGAAGCAGGCCGCCGATTTGGCGAAGTCCTCCACGAGCGGCCTGTCTGAAGCGCAATCGCGGTTCAGTGAGACCAGCCGTCGTATGACCGCGAGGTTCAGCGCGATGGCCGGCGCAGTCGGCGGCTTCACGTCCAGTGTCGTCGGCAAGGCGGTTTCCACTTTCGCGTCGCTTGGCTCTTCGATGGTCGACGCTTCGGATTCGGCGCAGAAGTTCGCCAGCACCATGAGCTTCGCGGGCGTGAGCGACAATACCATCAAGAAGCTGACCGCAAGCACGCAGGACTACGCCGATAAAACGGTCTTCAACCTTTCCGACATCCGCAACACCACGGCCCAGCTTGCGTCGAACGGCGTGAAGAACTACAGCAAGCTCGCCGAGGCCGCGGGCAACCTGACCGCAGTGGCGGGCGGCGGAGCCGAAGCATACAAGTCCGTCGCGATGGTAATGACGCAGACCGCCGGCGCCGGCAAGCTGACCACCGAGAACTGGAACCAGCTGTCCGACGCGATTCCTGGCGCGTCAGGCAAACTGCAGGACGCCATGAAGAAGGCCGGCGCGTACACGGGCAATTTCCGTGATGCGATGGCCGATGGCGAAATCACTGCCGAGGAATTCAACAAGGCGATTCTTCAGCTTGGCATGACCGACGTGGCCAAGCAGGCCGCCGAATCCACCACCACGTTCGAAGGCGCGATGGGCAATTGGGAGGCGGCCGTCCAGAAACTCGGCATGACCGCGCTCGACAAGGTCAAACCGCAGCTGACCGGCGCTTTGAACGCGATGACCGACCGTATCGGCCAGTTCACCGACTGGTTCAGCGGCGCGTGGGATGGTTTGGCAGCGTTCCTGTCGACCGGCAAGGTCAACAAGGCGTTCGCCGAGGCGTTCAAAATCGACAAAAGCTCCTATACGGGCATCGAGGACGCCTACCAGCGTATCAAGTGGGGGTACGCCGGACTGGTGAATTTCGTCAAGACCGGCGAATTCACCTACGAGTTCAACCGCGCTTTCGAGAATGTCGACCGTGACACGCTCATCAGCTTCAAGCAGAATCTGCTTGATTTGCGTGATGCGGCGAAGCAGGTCGTCGAGAACCTGCCGGGACTCAGTGCCTTCTTCGACGTTCCGTCGAAGGGCGACCATTCGAACTTGAACAAGGCCATCAAGGCGCTCAATGTCGCCTTGGAGGGCTTGAAGCCGATCATCCAGCTCATCGCCGACATCGAGAAGATGTGGAACAGTCTGAGCGCGGAACAGCAGGGAGCCATCTTTGACACGGCTATTTACCTGTGGCTCGGCAGCAAGGGCTTGAAGATCTTGAAGAACGTGTACGGCACTGGCAAGGACATCGCCACCGCGTTCAAGACCGGCGGCAAGGCGTTGAAGACGTTCGGCACCGTGCTGAAGGACCTCAAAGTCCCGAAGACGGTATCCTCCTTCATCGACAAGGTCGGCAAGACCGGCAGCAAGCTGCTGGGCAGCGCGGGCGGAACCCTCGCATTGGGTGGCAGCATGCTGGCCGGAGCTGCCAACAATCTGCAGAAGGGCACTCCGAAGACGCTTTGGAAGGCCATGCAGGGCGTCCAAGGCAAGGACACGAGTGACAAGGCATACGAGCAGTACCAGAAGCAGTACCAGCAGACGCAGGAGAATTCCTCCTTCCTTGGCGTCAAGAATTCAACTTGGCTGCATAATCTCAATCCGCTGAACTGGCCGAGCATGGCCAGTAACGCCATTTCGAGTGTCGGCGGAATGCAACAGTCCGGCGTGGATCAGGTCCAGCAGGCGTGGTCTGGATGCGTCGATTGGATCAGCGCGAAATGGCAGGGCCTGACCGACTGGTTCAGTGGATTGCCCGCGACTATCGGCAGCTTCTTCAGTGGTCTTCCATCGACGGTAGGTGGATGGTTCGACTCGGCCGGGCAATGGGTCGAATCCGGCTGGCAGGGTGTCTGCGACTGGTTCGGCGGCATTCCAAACGTGATCGGCGCATGGTTCTCCGGCATTCCTTCCGCGATCGGCGGATGGTTCTCGTCGGCCGGCAGTTTGGCGCAATCCGTCTGGAACGGCATCATCGCATGGTTCGGTGGTGTTCCGTGGCGCATAACCGGCTGGTTCTCCGGCATTCCGGGAACATTCTCCGGTATTTTCCAATCCGCGAAGAACGGCATAACCGGCATTTTCGGCAGTGTCGGCGGCTGGTTCAACCAGAACGTCAAAACGCCGATCAGCAATGCCGTGAACGCAATCGGCAACACTTTCAGCACCACGAAGGACTGGATCCGGTCAAGCTGGAATCAGGTCAAGGACGCCGCCAAATCGCCTGTGAGCTTCATCGTCAACACCGTTTATACCAATGGTATAAAGAAGATATGGAATTCCGTCGCGGGAGCCGTCGGATTGAACCTGAAGCTTCCGGACGTGAAATTCGCCGAGGGTGGCATCAATCCTGGCTACGCGCCAGGCGTTGATTCCATTCCGGCGATGACATCGCCCGGCGAGGCGTGGATGGTCCCAGAATGGACGCGTGCTGTAGGTGCGGCCAACATTTATCGCTGGAATCGTATCGCACGCCGTCAGGGTGTCGCGGCCGTCCGTGAGGACATGATGATGGGTGGGCTCAGGTTCGCCGGCGGCGGCATCGTCGGCAAGGTCGGCTCTGCGGTGTCCGGTGCGAAGAAATGGCTTGAGGACCTGTCCGAGACTGCGCAGAGCTTCGTGAAAAATCCGGGCGACTGGGTTGCGTCGAAGATCCTCTCGCCGGTCAAATCGCAGGTTGCCGGCATCGGCGGTGGCCAGTTCGGCATGATGGTCGGACAATTACCGGTCAAGGCCGCATCCGCTCTGGTCGACAAGGCGAAGAGCTTCGCCGCATCTCTGACCGACAAGTGGAAAAGCAAGAGCGAGAGCGGCCAATACCATGGGGCCGTGGGCGGAGGCGTCGAACAGTGGCGCAGTCTCGTCATCCGCGTTTTGAAGGAGCTTGGACAGGCTGAGAGCTGGGCGGATACCGTCCTTCGGCGCATGAATCAGGAGTCCGGCGGCAATCCGAACGCGATCAACAATTGGGATTCGAATGCTAAGGCCGGCCATCCGTCGCAGGGCCTGATGCAGACGATCCCAGGTACTTTCAACGCCTACGCGGGACCGTACCGCAGCTTGGGTATCACGAATCCACTCGCCAACATCTATGCTGGCGTGAACTACGCATTGCACCGTTACGGCAGCCTGTCGGCCCTAAACAGGGCCGGCGGCTACGCTTTCGGCGGCATCGTCGGGGATCGGCCGACCTTGTACGACCGTGGCGGCATCCTACCCCCGGACGGCATCTCGTCGCCAATGAGACTAAGCAGCCTGAGCTCGTGCTGACGCGGGAGCAGGTCCTCAAGGTCTTCGGCGGCGAAGTCAGAGACAAGGGCGATCGGACCGTGAATCTCAACGTCAATATTCCGGAGCGTTCCGACCCGTGGGCGGATGCATCGATTCTCGTGCGAACCGCAAGGCACCAATTGCGATAAGGAGGCCGTCATGGCTTATTTTGCTGAATTGTCGGCCTCCGGCTTGGATCCGGTACGCTTCGAGGGCTCGGGTGATCTCGATTGCCTGTGCATCGCGAAAGGCGGCATCGAGGGCTGGTGGTCGACTCCCGCCGCGAAAGTCAATGTGACGGCGCGCGGCCAGGGCGACGGTGGACACGACGTGAGCGAGGATGACATCTCCTACGCCAGCCGCACCGTCACCCTGCATTGGAATGCCAACGCCTCCAGCCGTGACGCGCTCATCGCTTTGATCGACAGTGTCCGCAAGCTCGTGCATCGTCAGGTTACGATGCGTGTGGTCGACAGCGCCGAGGACACCTACTGCAGAGGTGGATACCTCACACTGACCCAACAGCCGGGTTACAGGTCCGGCAGCATTGCCGATTCGACCATCACGCTCGTTTTCGAGCGTCCCGAGCGTCTGTCCACGCTGGCGCATTCGGGTGAGGCTCGCGCGTCGGTGGTGCAGTCGGGCGGCTTGAGCTACGGCGCGGCTAATGGTGGCTTGGCATATCCGCTGCAGTATGGCGTGGCGTCGGATGGTGCGACG